CGACCTCGAGTGTTGCGAGTGTTGAGAGATATTGCAGCGTCACAGCCAACTCGGCCGGCGCCAGATTATTCATGCGATATTCCAGCGTGCCGTAAGCCTGGAAAAACCGCCACCCGTTGAACCCGGATGCTCCAGCGCCATAGGCGGGATAGCCGCAGAATCTGCGAATATCCGCCTTCTGGCCGTCGGTGAAACACAGCGCAGCACTGCCTGACATTTCAATACATATCCCCATCGCCGAGGGTGAAATACACCGTGCCGGTGCCCGCACTCAGAACCACCGCCGCAAAGCTCACGAACGGACCGCCGCCCACGAGCATCCGCGCACCCGGCGGTACCGGCGTGTCGGATGTCGTGGCGCTCAGCCCGGTGGCACCGCCCAAGCGGAAAAAAGCCGTGGCGCTGCTTGCATTATAAACCAGCACGGCACTCCCCCCGCCCGCCAGAGCAATCGTCCTCACCGTGGTGGAGGCCGCAGCACTCGCGGTGCCTGCGGGGCGGAATGGTTGCGTAGAACCTGTTGACATGTTCGGCGCTCCTTAACCGATATGCTCAATCATCACCGCGCGCTTGTAATTGGCATTGGTCGCGGTCGGCACAGTCAACGGCGTCGTCGTGGTATCGGAAGGCGCGCAGAATCCGCCGATCCAATACCAGCTCTGCGCGATGATCTGCTGTAGCCGGTCAATCGGCTCGCGCGTCACCATCGCCACATTATCGATCACATTCACCAGGCTATCCTTCGGCGCCACATCATCCGCCGCCATGCCCGCGAAATCGCCCTCGATCAGCGCACCCTGCCCGCAAACGATGGGCCTTCGCACATAGAGATTTTGAATGCTCGGATGGTTCTGCACATAGGCTTCCGTCGTGGTGATGAACCGAAGCCCCAGGAAATCGCTGACCATCCCCTGGCGAAACACCGGGTTGGACGATGTCGCGCCCTGAAAAAGCTGCTTGAAATCGGGGTCCGAGAAAAGCTGCCGCGCCGAGACGGGATCGAGATAGCAATTATACACGCCATCCACGAGCGGCACCGCATTGCGCCGCAACAGCGCCACGGCATCCAGCAGATTGCCCATCGTCAGCGTATCCGTCGCCTGCAACCCGGCCGTACTGCTCCGGCCCGCCGGCCGCACGATGGAACTTGCGGTTGCCGCCTGCACCGCATTCCCTGCCGTGCCATCCGCAACGCTCACATTCCCTGAGAACAACAACTGCCCGGAAACGCCATTCGGCGCCGTCGAGACATTCGTCGCATCCGGCGTCACGCCGACCAGCGTGTAGAGCGTGGCGCCAACGGTCACCGATAGCGGATATGTGGCCGACACATTCTGCTGTACGCCATTCGAAAACACCGTTTGGAAACCACGAATATCATCGACTTCCACACTGGCCCCGGCAGTGCCGAGCGTGGTACTCACCCGCGTATTGCCGCCGAAATACGGCGCAAACAACGCATTGCGAGCCAACTCGTCCAGGCTGCGCGCCGCCTGCTCGCCATTGGTAAAGGCATTCTGCAAAAACTGGCTCGCAATCCCAACACGGCTGGTCACCATGTTCAAATCCTGCGTCGCCGCATAAAAATTCAGCGAGATCGTATACTGCTCCACCCCCCAATTGGTGGATGTTAGCCCATTATCCAGATTGGTGTTATTCGCCGCTGCCAGCGGCGTGGTTACACTCGGCTTCAACCCGGCGCGTGTCTTGGTCAGCGTCTCGCCAATTCCAACGGCAAACTCCTCGCGGTCGGCGATCAGGCGATAGCCGAGGCGGGATTTAAGCGCGGTCTCAAACTCTCGGTCCAGAAACCCTTGCTGAATAATCGGCTGCAGCGCGGCTGGAAAATTCTGTATACCCATCGGCAAAACCCTTTATGTTATGGCGTGATTCAACGACGGCCAAAGGGCATTGCCCCATGGACATTCAAACGGCCGGATGTTCGGAAGATGAAACTTTGTTGCTAACGCCGGCGCAGCAACGCGGCCCGCGCGGCCAGCCATTCCTCATGGCTTAACTCATTGGCATGGCGATGCCGCGGCGGCTCGGGGCGCGGCGGATTGGCCGACGAGGATGACGACGCCGCATTGCCGAACAACCACGGCTTGGCGCGCTTCAACCGGGCCAGCAGATTCGCGGCATCGGCCACCTCGCCGCTCTCCGTCAGCTTCACCTCGTCGAGATTCAGCAGCTTCAACCCGTCGAGATCCACCATTCCGGCGCGCAAGGCTTCGGCCTTCAGCTCCGCGCGGATGAGCCGCGCTTGTGCCTCCGTCTGCGCCAGGCTCAACGCAGCCTCCGCCGTCTCTGCCCGTGCGCGCCAGTCTTCGGACTCATTCACATCATCGGTCATGCTGCATCCTGTCCAATCGCATTCAATTCGGCTTCAACATCCGAAATACTGTGCGACGCGGCGATTGTTTTCACGGCCGATTCACGCGAGAGCTGTCCCGCACTTGTGAGTGTCGCCACCGCCTGCGCCTCTTTCAACCGATCATCTGCCGAAAGCGGATACCAGCGCGGCCAACGCAAACTTAGCCGCTGCGCAGAATCCAAAGGCGGCAATGCTCCGCCCAGCACGGTCAACGGAAATATTTGCGAGGCGCAAACGACCATTTTCATCAGCGCCAATATCCCGCAATCGCCATAAGAGATGCGCAGATTATCCGCCAGCCAGATCAGGCCCTGATTCATCAGCTCCAGCGCCCTGCCAGATTGCGCAGAAGTCAACCGGTCGGCACTCGCCCGGTTGCCATGCACGCTCTCCAACGCAAATTCACGCAGCGTTCGAACATAGGAAATCACCGCCTCGCACGCCGTGCCCCCAATCTCCAGCAGCTTCGCATCGCCCTTCTCCGAGACGACCAAAGCATTTCCAGCACCTTTGACGATCTCCGAATCGCTCGTTGCAGGCTCTTTAATCAGCAGCGTCGGATCAGAACTATATTTAAGCCCCCGTCCTGCCTGGCTGAGCTGATAATCGATCTCAATATTCGTCTCAATCGCCGCGCGGAACGTACACGCCCCGTCCACGCCATCGCCGCCGGGCAAATTCCGAATCCACACGATCGGCACAAACCCCAGCCCGTGCGAAACGCTTCTGGCATCATCGCGAACCGGCCCCGCCATCGGGTCATTCACCGCCCAGGGCAAATACCAGGTCTCGGCATTTTCATCCCAAACACGCTGAAACCAATAGACGGTTCCCGCATCAACGCCCTCATAGCCCTGCGCCGTGAGGTCCGCCCCCGAAACCTTATATTTCTCCGTCATCCGGCTCAGCGTATCCGGTGCCAGCGCGTTCCAAACGGGCACCAGATAAAGGCTCTCCAACACGGAAAAAAACACCCGGCCCAGCAACACCCGCATCAACACCGCAACCGACCCGACCGATCCACGGATCGCGGCGTCGATCATCACCTCATTCAGCCGGGTCTCGGTCATTACATCGGCCAGATGCCTCGCCTGCGCCAGATCCGCGCATTCCACCGCCGGAAAATGTGCCGCGCTGAACAGCAGCGCCACGGAATCCTCGACCACCACGCGGCAAAGACCATAACGCACGGAAGGCCGGCGCATTCGCAGCGGGATATATTCACCCGCCCCGTTGCGCTCCTCATGGAACTGATAAGGCAGGTTATCGTAAATCGTCCCATCCAGGACGCGCCTAAGAATATCCAGCCTTGCCACGCGTGCCGGCATCGCGGCATCCCTCGGCACCGAGTCACAAATCGTCTCGAACATTCAGCCTCACCGTTCAGAATTTGTGTTACCGCGCGAGCAGCGCCACGGTCATCCGCCGCGCCGCCTGCGCGCCCGTTGTCGCCAGCGTATTCACCGCGCGCGAGAGCGCATCCACCTGATCATCCTTCGCGGAATCCGGAAACGCGCTGATCTCAGACAAAAAATTCTCATTCCAGGGTGCCGCCAACACGCTGATATTCCCCGCATCCACCTGCGTCGCTGCGGGCATCGCCCGTGTCACCTTGGGCCCCGTCTCAGGCGTCGCCACAATATGGAACCCCACGAGATGCCTGCTCAACATCGCAATCTGCGCCGCGCCCGCCTGCCCTGGGTCCTGCGGCAGAGAAATCACCGTGCACAAACCATCCGCCTTCGCCGTCGCCAGTATCCTCGCCTCCACCTGCGCCGGTGCGCCCTGAAACCGCACGACATCCAGCACCACAAGCTGGCTTGCCGCCGTTTCACCCAGCTTCAGCCCAACCGTATAATCAGGATTCCGCCCCGCAACCGGCAGGGTCGCGGCCAGATCCCACGCTCGAACGCTCCGAAGGCAAACCGGCGCCTCCGCCAGTACGTGAATCTTCCCAGCCGTGAACAAGGCCGCTTCCGGCGGCCTCGGGTCCTGCTGATACATCGCGGCAAAGGCGCGCTCGCCAACCTCGGCCCGCCGCCGCCCTATCGCCGCCTCATCCTGCCATTCGGGCCACAGCACCTCGCCCGGTCGCCGTCCCAGCGCATCCGCCTCCCCCGCAATCGCAGGCAGTTTTAAGCAGGACCAGGCCCGCTCCGTCGCAAGCAGCCTCGCCGCCAGATCATCCTGGTGCCAGCGCGTCATAATCAGCACAATCCGCCCGCCCGGTTTCAACCGAGCCGAAAGCTCGGCCCGATACCAGTCATACAGCGCATCGCGCATCGTCTGGCTTTCCGCATCGGCCCAGGATTTTACCGGATCATCGATCACAATCAAATCCGCACGCCGCCCCGTAATCGGCCCGCGCACCCCCGCCGCGAAATACTCGCCCCCTTCCCGCACCGAAAACCTGGCAGAAGCCCGGCTCTCCGGTGTCAGTTTCAGCCCCAGCAGCTCGCCGTGTTCAACCACCGTGCTCCGAACATGCCGCCCAAAATAATCCGCCAGTGAGGCGGTGTGCGCCGTCGCGATAATCTGGCTCTCCTTGTGCAGCCCCAGAAAATACGCTGGAAATAAAACCGAACCATAGGTAGACTTTGCAGAACCCGGCGGCATCTGAACCATCAGCCGGTCGCAGCTTCCGTCCGCAACCTCCTCTAACTTCGCGATCAACAATTCATGATGCCGAGCCGGCGCTTTAGAGAGACGTGCCATCGCATGACGGGCAAAGCCCAAAAAGCCCGCCTTGCCGCTCATTGATTTTAATGCCGTACCCTTCGGTGCGCGTCAGTCATCAGTATGCCAAGATGTATATGCCAAAACGGGGCATATGGGCAAGCATAAAATAACGTTTAGTTATAAAAAATAACTTAAGAACGACGTGTGCCTAAAACCCATAAGCCAGGCCGAATATCGAGTTGACCTGCAAGCTAGTGCTGAGCGGCTCATACCCGCCCGCCGCGTCGGGTTTGGAACCGGTATAGCCATAATGGGTAAGTCCGAGCCCAGCGAAAGCGTGCCAGGAATCATCCAGGCGGTAATCCGCGTCCAGCGAAACCCGCTCCTCGGCGCTGGTCCCAAAGTCGCCAGAAAAATTCTCTACCGGCACGGACACGCTGCCGCCAATCACGGCAAATCCCTCTGCAGCGGCACTCACCACCAAAAGCGGCGTCGCCGCCACGTCGAGCTTGATGCCCCCGCCCAGCATTCCCGCCTGATAATACTCGCCATACCCGTCAGGCCCGCCGACATTACGGTACCAATTCTGGTACCCACCAGCCGCATAGGGAATCACCTCCACGCCCTCGCCCACCGGCCGTCCGAGGCCGAGCCTTACGATGGCGGTATTGAAGTAGCTGGTATCGGATGCGTCGTAGGGTGTATTTTGCCCATCCTGTAAATTTCCGCGATATCTCAGCAATCCGGCGGAAAAATTATAGCTGACGCTGGCATAAAGATCGGGCCAGCCGAACTGTCCGGGGATCGTAGGCGTCAACGCGCTTACCCCGCCCTCAAGCCCCAATAACGCCCCGGATTCGGTGTCCTGCGGGTCGATATTCTCCTCATAGCCTGCATAGCCCGCGGTCACGCCGATATGGACCGTGGTTTCGGCCGCGCTGATCGCGGGCGCCGCAGCGCAGGCGGGCAGCACTGCGGCCAGTGCCACCATGCCTCCCCACAGCGCTGCGCTACCCCATCCCAACCGCCTAGTCTCCGCTAAAAACCAAGCTGTTTCGTAACAAAACGGAAAGCCTGCAAACAGCGTAAAAATGTCACAGTTCGATGCATTCGCGCCTCGGTTTCGCCATGTTCCACGGCCAATCCTAACGCCAGACGGCAAAGGATTGATTTCCAACCCGTCCGGACCGAGTTTGTTATTTTGAAAAGGACGCCTAACTATCCTCACAATCACGAGAGAAGGATTAGACCCAATGCGACGCATCATCCCAGCCGCTGCCGGATGGGTTGCCCTGGCGATCACCCTGACAGGCTGCATCGTCGCCCCGGCGCCGCGCCCCCGGCCAGTCGCCTATTACCCGCCGGCCACCTATTACCGCCCGCCGCCACCCGTGTATTATCGCCCGCCGCCGGTCTATTACCGCCCGCCGCCGCCGCGGCCGCCAGGCGTATCCATCGGCGTTAACATCAATTAAACGAATTGAGCGCAGAGCGCTGCGGCAATCAGGCGAACCGCCTGCCCGTGCCAGCGCTGGACCGTTTTATGGTCCGTCCCCAACAGCGTCGCCAACCGGCGCCAGGAGTATAAATGCCGCCGCGTCAGCGGGTGCACCAAGGCGCGTGCCCCAATGATGCGGCGCAGCATGTATTTCTCTTCCGGTATCAGCGCCAGCCAGCCGAAGGTTTCATCCATCAGGCTGATCTCGCCCGCACTCGGCATCGGCGGCAGCGCAGCCGCCCGTCCCCAGCCATAAGCCTCCAGCGCGGTATGCACGACATCAAATTTCATCTGCCGCAACTGCGTTGAATATCCGCGTGCCGGCAGCGCCACCAGCGTGGCACCCGCGGCCTCCAGCCGGCGCACAACCTCCTCCGCGCTCAGCTTCTGCGCCGGCGGTAATCGCTTCGCCGCCGCAATCACATTCACG